TAATAGTGGAAGTGCGTTTTCAGGCAGTGCAGCATTTAGATTTATATATACAAGTCAAAGTTTAGAACAAGGATACCAAACAACAGCATCAGGATCATATTCGCACGCAGAAGGAGACACTACACAAGCAATAGGATCATATTCACACGCAGAAGGAGAAACTACAATAGCAATAGGAAATGCATCACACGCTGAAGGAGGCCAAACAAAAACAGGAACACAAAACGCTTATTATGCTCAATCAGTAGTATCAGGTTCCATAACATTATCAGGTTCTTATGGTGATGTAACTAGTGAATTTAGTACTGATAATAGATTGTATTTATATGATGCACCTTATAATATTTATACTAGAGCAACTTTTATCATAAGTCAATCATACTACTCAAATCCAAATACAATAGTAGAATTGTATGATACAGGTATAAACACAACTACTGCATATGTTGGAGATATTAATTATGGAATATATAACTGGACAGGAGATCAAACTATACCAGGATACGCTTCACACGCTGAAGGTTGGCAAACACAAGCAATAGGACAATATTCACACGCTGAAGGATATTACACTCTAGCAATAGGAGAATATTCACACGCAGAAGGAGAATATACACAAGCAATAGGAAACTATTCACATGCAGAAGGTCGACTTACAAACTCAAAAGGACAGTATTCACACGCTGAAGGACGCCAAACAACAGCATCAGGATCATATTCACACGCTGAAGGCTATGACACACAAGCAATAGGATCATATTCACACGCTGAAGGTGGCTCCACACAAGCATCAGGATCATATTCACACGCTGAAGGTGCTAACACACAAGCAATAGGAGTTGCATCACACGCAGAAGGTAACTTCACACAAGCAAAAGGAGATCAATCACACGCAGAAGGATTGGGCACAACAGCATCAGGATCATATTCACACGCTGAAGGCACTAGTACACAAGCAATAGGAGAATATTCACACGCTGAAGGCGCTTCCACACGAGCAATAGGAGCCGGATCGCATGCTGAAGGATTAGGAACAATAGCAAACGGAGATTATCAACACGTACAAGGACAATATAATATATCATCCTCAGCTCAATCAGCTTTTATAGTAGGTAATGGAACATCTAATGCAAGTAGAAGTAATTTAGTATTTGCTTCAGGAAGTACTTTCCAAATCTCAGGTTCACTATTACTAAATGATATATTGGTACTTGCACCAAGAACAACAACACCAACACCTTCAGCAGGAATGTTAATAGTATCAGGTTCAGGAGCAAATCAACATATATACTGCTATCTAAACAGTACTTGGAAACAATTAGATTAACTTAAAAATAAAATAAAATAAAATGATCCCTTTAAACCTAAATTTTAACAGACCTAAACCTAGAAAAGTAACTTTAGAATACACTATTGATAATCCAGGTAAGAAAATAGTATATGCTCAAACAAGAGAAGTTGGTAGAATAGTATTATGGAGAGCTGCAGCGTATGATTCTATTGGGCAGTGGACTGATGCTGATGTGACCAACAAACTAAAAGAGTTATACCCAACTAATGATTAATAAAGTAATAGCAGTATACCCAGGACGCTTTCAGCCAATGGGAAAACATCATGCTGCAACATTTCTGTGGCTACAAAAACAATTTGGGGCTAACAATACTTATATAGTTACTTCTGATAAAGTAGAACTACCAAAATCACCATTAAACTTTAAAGAAAAGAAAGCTGTTATAGATATGTATGGGTTTGGTAATAAAACTATCAAAGTTAAGAATCCATATAAAGCAGAAGAATTGCTATCTAAATTTGATCCTAACACAACAGCGGTAGTATTTATGGTAGGTGAAAAGGATATGAAAGAAGATGCTAGATTTAAAGTAGGTAAATTAAAATCTGGAGCTGATTCATATTTTCAGAATTATAATGATAGTAAAAACAATTTACAGGGATACGATAAATACGGATATCTTATAACAGCACCGCATATATCATTAAATGTACCAGGATATGGTGAAATGAGTGGAACCAAAATTAGACAAGCACTTGGAGACCCTAAATTACCAAAAGAAGAAAAGAAAAAAGTATTTGACAAAATATTCGGATGGTATTCAGAAAAATTAGCCAATTATATTATAGATAAATTTACAGTAGATATGCAAGAATCAGTTTTAACTAGAGAATGGTGGAATAAAGTATTTAGAGATAGTAAGCCTACAGACACTTTGGATATGGAGCATCAATTGTTAGTTTGCGGAGGTGCCGCAGGACACATGGCTCACCCTTTTAATATTGATTGGGTAAAAACAGGACCTGATTTAGTTAAAGTATTTCAACAATCAATAAACTTTTTAAATAAGAAACCTGCCTCTGTTAAAATAGATGGAGTAAATGCATCTATTAGATTAATAACATTAGATGGTAAAAAGACATTTGTACTAGATAGAGGGTCTAATAAACCATTAGATGTTAAAGGTATTACAAAAGCAGATTTAGAAGATAGATTTGGCGCTGGACATGGAATGATAAAAATCGGAGGTACTGTATTAGATATATTTAATGATGCAATACCAGAATCTCAATCAGAACTAAAAAGATTAGGTCTATGGGACAATCCTAATATACTATTCAATATTGAATATGTAGCTGGATCTACTAATGTATTAGCATACAATAAAAACTTTTTAGCTATACATGGCTTATTAGAAATAGTACAAGTTACACCAACAAAACGAACTACTAAAGAAAAGGTATATAATAAAAAGGTATTACAAGACTATTTGAATAAACTTAATTTAACTGCTAACGGATATGGATATGAAGTATTAGGGTCTGTACCAACCACATTAGATGGTGAACCTAATTTACAAGCTGAATTAAATAAAAAGTATACAGTAAATTATGGCGGTGGAAAAGAAGAGACTAAAACGTTAGGTAAATGGTTAGCTAAAGCTACATTACCAGATACAACATTCAAAACAAAAGACGGTAAAGTAGTATCTGCACTATCGAAAGATGTATTATCAAAACTAATGTCAGGAATGCCATTAGATGAATATGTTGCAGATCCAAAAGATTATAAATCTGTAGTAGATGGGTTTGTTATATATTTAGCTACTATGAAATTAGGCGATGCTGTATTAGCTAAGCTATCATCCCCTTTGGGCCCTGTATCCGAGCATGAAGGGATTGTTATAAGAGATAAGACAATATATAATAAACCTTTTAAGATTACCGGAAAGTTTATTTTAGGGGGGTTAGCGAGTAGTTTTAGAAAATAAGAATATTTAAAATATTTTACATATATTTATTTAAAAATAAAGTTATGGCTAAATCAAATGCGGATAGCAAGTTACGTAATATAGATGCAATTAAGCAGATGCTTAATGGAAATCATAAGTTTCAAACAAAAACAACACTAGGTTATACAGGTAAAACTACTGATAAACGTGAAGTAGGAGATATTTGGGTAGATGAAGATGGATTTGAATGGGAACAAAAAGCTGGCTATAGAATTAAAAAAGGAAAGTTAGACGGCTTACGAGAGGAACTAAAGATCTTTAAACATTGTAGAAAGGAAACTTGTACTTGTATAGAGCCTAGTAGAGCTGATGAAAAGATGCGAACATTACACGGAATGTGTTTAGATTGTGTTATCGATATGGAACATAATTTAAAGTTAGATGGGAAGTATGAGGCGTATGAGTTTGATAAAATGAAACAAAATGCTTTATCTTGGTTAAGAGAAAGCGAAAAGGAGGTTGAGGCGTTGAAAATTGCAATATTCCAAGCACCGGAATTTGTAACTGTAGACGGTCATATTAATAAATGGGAGTTACAATATGATCCTGAGAAAATGAAAAATTCAATTGAAGACCAATTCAATCAATTGAAGCATAAAATTTTTGAAGAGTATAAGGTTACAGTAGAAGAATATGAACAATTTAAAACTATCTAAAACATTGACTACTTAAATGAATGTTTCAATTGACACAATAATACTAGCCGCAATTATATCTAGTTTAATCGGCCCGGCTATAGTAAAAATATTAGATTATATACTGTTTAAATGGAAAAAACGTAATGCTGATCAACAAAAGAAATTAGCTAAAGATCCATTAGAAGAAGCAATACAAAATTCAGAAGTTATAAATGCTTATTTACATAACTTAATAACAGACTTTGGTTTTGATAGAGGATGGGTGTCAATGTTTCATAATGGTGGTCATTATTATCCTACAGGTAAATCAATACAAAAGTTTAGTACATTTTATGAGGTATGCGGGCCTGGTATAGCTACTATACAGAACCAATTTATGAATATACCAGTAAGCTTATTCTCAAAAAGTATAGGTGAAGTTTATAAGCACGGAAAATTAATAGCATCAATTGACGGCGATAATAAGTATGATCTAGAATCTGCAATGTTAGCAACAGGATCATTAACAACATATTTATTTGCATTAAAAAACTTAGAAGGTAAGTTTTTCGGTATAATAGGATTTGATTTAATAAAAGACGTAGAAGAAATATCGCAAGAAGACTTATTACTATTACAAACACAGATAAATACATTATCAGGATATATATTCGAATATTTACACATAAAACAATAATATGGCAGACCTCATATCGCAACAACTAGAAAAAGCATCTGAAGATTTAAGAGTAGCTATGGCTAAACATGCTAAAGTTAATATAGAACTACAAAAACTAAAAAGTCAGTTCATATCGCAAACAAATCCAGTAACAAAAGAAAAAATAAAGCCTAGATTAATAGCTTTAAATAAAGCAGAAAAACTTGCAAAAGCAAGATTGGATAGATCAGAGCTTAACTTTCAAGATATATTACGAACTGAACCTGCCGATGTTGTTGATTTATTAGACCATAAACTAAAAGAACATTATCTTAGACTATTGATTCGAAAAAAGATAACTGAACAAATCAATAAGTAATGGACACTAGAATAAAAGAAAATACTGTTCATATAAATGAAAAAAATTGGACTGCTTTCGAAAGATTAGCAAAAGCCAATAATATTCTATATGATGCAACAATATCTAAACTATATAAAGGATATACCGAAGTAGAATTTTATTCTACAAATGATTGGAACAAAATGAAAACGCTTATGAATAAGCATAATGTTTTTTATAAAGACAGATTCAACGAAGCGCTAAGAAACTATATAAGAAATATAATAAACGAGTTTAAGTTTTAATATTTAAACTATTTTTATATTTATTAATAAAGTATATGGCATTAGTCCCACAAACATTACAAGTACAGATATATAACGCATTTTTAAAAGCATTTAATAATAAGGCTGCGACCCCGGAAACATGTGCATTACAAATATCTAATGACTTAGCATTAGCAATAGACATATATATTAAATCGCAAACAATAATAGTCCCACCAGGACAATCAGTATTAGCGCCACCACCAGCCGGAACAGGTACAACAGTATCACCATCCTCACCTGCAATAATATCATAATCTTATGAGCGATAAATACAAAGAAATAATTAAACAAGAGTATAGGAAATGTTTTCAAGATCCTATATACTTTATGAAGAAGTATTGTGTGATTCAACATCCACAAAAAGGTAAGATAAACTTTAACTTATATTCATATCAGGAAGATTGTTTACGAGACTTTAACACATATGATTACAATATTATATTGAAATCAAGACAGCTAGGTATATCAACCTTATGTGCTGCTTATTCATTATGGTATATGACATTTTATGGAGATAAAAATATAATGGTACTTGCAACTAAACAAGAAGTAGCTAAAAATCTAGTAACTAAAGTTAGAGTAATGTATCAGAATTTACCTAGTTGGATAAAAGTACCTTCTGTAGAAGATAATAAATTAAGTCTTAGATTTAAAAATGGTTCACAAATAAAAGCTACAACAACAAATAGTGATGCAGGTCGATCTGAATCATTGTCAATGCTAGTTGTAGATGAATGTGTATCTGGCACGACACATATTAAGGTTCGTAATAAAAAAACAGGCGAGATTAAACATATACAAATATCAGAGTTATATAACGAATTGAAAAACTGATATTGTGTATATTTATATGTATAATAGATGCTATATGGACAATAAAGAAATATTATCTAAAATTTATATAAATGGTAGCCTACATCATGACGTACTACAAACTACGTTTTTTAAAAAGCGTAATATAGAAAATGTATATCAAGCTATATTAGATAACACATCATTTTTAAATGATTATGATCCTAGTTTACGAGAACGAATATATTATATAGAACATGATTATAATGATGTACAACGATGCCCATATTGTAACACCAATAAACTTAAGTTTAATGGTAAGTATAATCCATTTAGTAAGACATGTTTACAAAAAGAATGTGTCACTAAACATAGAAATATAGTGGCTATCGAAAAGTGGTCACGTAGTACAAAACGAATTCAATATATGGAAGATATTTGTAATGGGTGTGGTACTACGTATAAAAAGGCAAAGAATTCAATTAAACGATATTGTACTCAAAAGTGTTGGACATTAAACGGTGATTATGTACATTCAGAAGTGACAAAACAAAAGATTAGAAATACTAATAGTGTTGTTCATAGTAGTATAGAATTCAAAGAAAAACATAAACAGACATATCTTAATGCAAGACATAAACAGTCTGAGACTATGAAACGTAAAATAGCAAATGGGGAGTTTACGCCATGCATTACAAATTCATGGACTAGATGGAAAGCACAATTAAATATTAACGGCACAATAAAAAAGTTTAGGAGTATGTGGGAAGCTGCATTCTACTCATTAAATACACATTTACAATACGAAGTTACCAGGATACCATATATAATCGATAACAATTCGCATACATATATAGTTGATTTTACTGATAATACTAATAAAATATTATATGAGATAAAACCAAAATCGTTAGTAGAACACCCCCGAAATATTGTTAAACAAACAGCAGCTCAAAACTGGTGTAAAAATATGGGATATTCGTATGTAGTTATCGATGATGATTGGTACATTAGTAACTTTGATAGATTTGATTTGACAAAACATCCTGAACTTACAACTGTAATTAATTCTATATGCAAAAAGAAATAGTACATAATAGTGATTGGGAGATATTAACACCATCAGGGTGGTCAGATTTTATAGGCGTATCAAAGACTACTAAAAATGTAATGTTTACAATAACTTTTGATGATGGTACAACACTACAATGTAGCGAATGGCATTTATTAAAATACCCAAATGGTGAATTTTTAGACGCATGTCATGTATTATCGGGCGATATTTTATTTGGGGGTAAAGTTGTAACATCGGTTACGTATGAATTAGGTGAATTTGAATTATATGATGCAATGGAAGTTGAATTAGATAATGAATATTTTACCAATGATGTCGTAAGTCACAACTGCGCGTTTATCGACAATATAGATACGGTATGGGCAGCAGCT